TCCATGGGGCGTTGGCATGAAGGCAAAAGAGATGTTTGCTCTCGGGTACTACTGGTGTACCCATGACCTTGCGATGTGGATCGCAGACGGTCATGAGTACCCTCGGGAGTGGCACGTCGTGCACGTGACGAATCATTGTATCGAGCATGCTGGGGCTGATCAGGTGACGTCTCGCAAGGATGTTCCGGATTACGTGGAATTCTATGGGCCGTTGGAGCCGCCTGATTTGGGTGGGTGATGCCCACCCAAAAAATCAATACACTCGCGCCTAGTGATACAACCCAGTGAAGCCCGGCCAAGCGCCGGGCTTCCTCGTTTTCGTCCCGCCGCGGGGACGACCGGTCGGCTCGTTCCTCCCCTGGATGAGCCGGCCAACCTCTTCTGGAGCATCCATGGACGCGCAAACCCTAAGCCGCGCAGCAGGTATTTCCCTGCCGCGCGCACAGCAGTGGGCGCTCCCGCTGACGGCCGCAATGAGGGAGTTCGCCATCAACACTCCCGTTCGCCAGGCCGACTTCATCGCCCAGATGGGCCACGAGTCGATGAGCTTTGCCCGCACCCGTGAAATATGGAACCCGGCCCAGGTGCCGGCGCAGGCCCGCTACGAGGGCCGTGCCGACCTCGGCAACACCCAGCCGGGCGACGGCATGCGCTTCATGGGGCGCGGCCTGCCGATGATCACCGGCCGCGCGAACTACGCCGCGCTGTCGAAGGCCGTGGGTATGGACTTCGTGAAGAACCCGCAACTGCTGGAGCGCGACGACTATGCAGCCCTTGCGGGCGGCTGGTTCTGGTCGCTCAAGGGCCTCAACGAGCTTGCCGACCGCGGTGAGTTCCTGACGCAGTCGATCCGCATCAACGGAAAGAATGCCAACGGCCTGCCGAATGGTTGGGTTGACCGGACCAACCGTCGCGCCGCTGCTCGCCGTGCGCTGGGGCTGGCGTGAACGACCTTCCGCCGCAGCCACCGCTGGACTGGATCCGGCTACTCGCCGTGTCCGCGTTCGCCGCAGTGGGTGGCGCGATCGGCGCCGTACTGCGTGCGATGGACGCCTCGCNNNNCGCAGCCTCTATCGGTTACACGCGCCCTGATCGAGTTCTTTGCCGCCGGGTTCGTGGGAGCCCTGAGTGGCCTTCTGTGCTCGGCGTGGGGACTGAGCATCGTGTGGACCGCCTTCATTGCCGGCACGTTCGGCATGCTTGGCGCCCGCGCCACCGTCCAGGTCATGCAGCGATTCGTCTGGGCGAAGCTCGGGCTCAACCGGAGTTCGCAAGATGGCAAGCCTGATCAGTAGGGTAGGCAGCTACGTGACCGGCAACGCCCGGCTCTTCATCGAGTACATCCTGATCCTCGTGATCATTGTGCTGGGCGTCTATGGGACCGTCGCCTACTTCCGCACGAAGGCGCTGACCGACACCACCATGAACCTGAGCGAGAAGCTCGGGCGCGTCAGCGGCACGCTCGACCAGCAGGTGACCGCCAACGCGGACCAGGACAAGGCGATCGACGAGCTCAAGCACCTGCGTGAGATCGACAGCAAGGCGCTGGGCGACCTGCACAACGAGCTGGACAAGGCCGACAACAAGGGTCAGGCGCTGCGCGACAAGGTCCGCCAGCTGGAGAAGACGAATGCGGATGCGAAAGCGCTCCTGGACACTACCGTGCCTGCTGCTCTTGGCTGCGTGCTCGATGGCAGGCCGTGCGCCGGACCCAGTGGTAACGACCCGAACGGTGGTGCAGCAGGCAAAGCCCGCTGACGGCCTGCTCCAGCTATGCGAGAAACCCGTGCTGGTCCCCACGAAGACGGTGCGCGACATCACGGACAACAGTAACGCCCGGCAGGTGGCCTTCGATAAGTGCGCCGCCCGGCTGCGATGCTTGGTGTGGTGGATCAACGCCGCGGACCGCAAGGCTCCGCCTGCTGAATGCGTGAGCGATGGCACGGCTTCGGACCATCGGTAGCCGGGTTGCCATGGCGCCATCCCGGCAGCCAGCAACCCAGCGAATGGCGGACCGACGGATGACTGGCAGAGCGCTTCAGGAGCGCCGCCTTCGCATCTGGTCCCGTGACCCGCACTGCGCCGGCTGCGGCCGGCTGGTCGCCATGCACGAGTTCGAGCTCGACCACGTGGTAGCCCTGACCAATGGCGGCGCCGACGCCGACGAGAACTGCCAGGTGCTGTGCACTGGCCCCGACGGGTGTCACCACCGCAAGACGCAAGAGGACCTCGGTCGGTCGAGGTGAATGCGAGCGATTCGCATCAATGAGGGCGGGGCGGGTCAAAAGTTCGGCCCGGTCCGAGCCGGAAACCTACCGTCCTCCCACGCAGAGAAAATTTCCCCTGTTTGATTAATCGCAGCAGGGCACGGAAATCAAACAACCCGCGCCGCGCAAGGCTTTCGGCCTGATCCGGCGCATCGAGGTGGAGCATGCCGCGAGGTGGCCCCCGCCCGGGTGCTGGCCGACCGAAAGGCAGTGGCGCCAAGGGCAAAAAGTCATCCGCCGCCAAGGCGGACACGAAGAAGACCAAGGGAAAGGCGAAGCCTGGGAAGGTTGCCACCCTCCCACCTGGACCGTCGCCTCAGAACGAGGTCTTCGAGGGAGAGGTGTTGCCGGCGAAGAAAACGCCTCTCGAGTACATGCTGGACATGATGAACAATCCGAAGGCAGACCCCGAGCGCCGGGATCGCATGGCTGTCGCGGCGGCACCGTATGTGCACGGCAAAGTGGGGGAGAAGGGTAAGAAGGACGCGAAGCGCGAGGCTGCCGCGAGTGCCGGTGGCGGCCGTTTCGCCTCTGCGCCTCCGCCTCCTCGTCCGGGTAGGGTGAACTGAGCCCATGAAGTGGACGACGGCCTGTCCGGACTGGGCGGATCGGCTGCGCGCGGGCGATTCGATCATCCCTCCGCCGATCTTCCGGGACGAGGCCGAGCGCGGCCTGAAGGTCTTTCGCCAGCTGAGGCTGGTGGACGTACCGGGATCGCCGACGATCGAGGAATCGTGCGCAAAGTGGGTGTTCGACCTGGCAGCGTCGATCTTCGGGGCCTATGACCCCGAGACCGGCCGCCGGCTGATCACCGAGTGGTTCGTCTGCGTGCCAAAGAAGAACTCGAAGTCGAGCATCGCCGCGGCGATCATGATGGCGTCCCTGGTACTGAACTGGCGGCACTCCGCCGAGTTCACCATCCTGGCTCCGACGATCGAGATCGCGGGTAACAGCTTCTCGCCTGCCCGCGACATGGTCCAGTACGACGAGGACCTCGAGGACCTGATGCACGTGCAGGTGCACGTGAAGACAATCACCCATCGCGGCAACGGCGCGACGCTCAAGGTCGTCGCCGCAGACAACAACACCGTCGGAGGCAAGAAGTCCGTCGGTACTCTTGTGGACGAGATATGGCTGCTCGGCAAGCAGCCGAACGCCGAGAACATGCTCCGTGAGGCGACGGGTGGATTGGCGTCCCGCCCAGAGGGCTTCATCATCTACCTGACGACGCAGTCGGACGATCCGCCGGCTGGCGTTTTCAGGCAGAAGCTGCAGTACGCCCGCGACGTGCGCGACGGGAAGGTCGAGGACCCGCGCTTCGTGCCGGTCATCTACGAGTTTCCGCCCGACATGATCGCGCGAGGCGAGCACCGTAAGCCTGAGAACTTCCACATGGTGAACCCCAACATGGGGTACTCCGTGGACCGGGAATTCCTCGAGCGCGAGTTCCGGAAGGCCCAGAACGACGGCGAAGAGTCGATGCGCGGCTTCCTGGCCAAGCACCTCAACGTCGAGATCGGGCTGGCGCTGCGTTCGGACCGATGGGCCGGAGCGGAGTTCTGGGAGGGGCGGGCCGCCAAGGTAGGCCTTGCCGACCTGCTCCGCGACTGCGAGGTGATAGACGTTGGTATCGACGGCGGAGGCCTCGACGATTTGCTCGGGTTCGCCGCCATCGGCCGGCATCGCGAGACGAAGGAATGGATGGTGTGGACCCGGGCCTGGGCTCATCCATCGGTGCTCGAGCGACGGAAGGAAGTCGCACCTGCGCTACGCGACTTCGAGAAGCAGGGTCACCTGGTCATCGTCGACAAGATCGGTGACGACGTGGAAGAGGTAGCCGGCTTCGTCGCCCAGATCGAGGACTCGGGCCTTCTGGATATGGTTGGAGTCGACCCAGCTGGCTTGGGCGGCATCCTCGACGCGCTGGAGGATGCGGGCGTACCCAAAGACAAGGTGGTCGGGGTAAGCCAGGGCTGGAAGCTCGGCGGAGCGATCAAGACAGTCGAGCGCAAGCTTGCTGAGGGAGCAATGACCCACGGCGGCCAGCCGATGATGAACTGGTGCGTGGGTAACGCTCGGATCGTGCTCACCAGCAATGCAATCAACATCACGAAGCAGGCCAGCGGCACGGCAAAGATCGACCCGCTGATGGCGCTGTTTAACGCAGCATCCCTGATGTCACTCAATCCTGAGGCACCCAGGCAGAAGAAGTACCAGATGTTCGTCTTGGGCTAACCCCAGGCAACCACCGAACAACCCTGCGGCCAACCATGGAACACCCGATGAATATGAACCGCGCATACAGCGTCCTTGATATCAAGGCCGTTGACGACGATAAGCGCGTCATCACGGGCATTGCGACGACGCCCGAGCCCGACCGAATGCAGGACGTAGTCGACCCCATGGGTGCCACTTTCAAGAATCCGCTTCCGCTGCTCTGGCAGCACATGGCCGACAAGCCCGTTGGCACTGTGGTGTTCGACAAGCCGACGAAAAAAGGCATCACGTTCACCGCGACGCTACCGGTCATCCCTGATCCGGGTCCGCTCAAGGACCTTGTCGACATGGCGTGGCAGGCGGTCCGGGCTCAGCTCGTGCGAGGCGTGTCTATCGGCTTCCGTGCCCTGAAATACGGCTTCCTTGACACTGGGGGTATCCAGTTCGACGAAACCGAGATCATCGAGCTCTCCCTCGTGACCATTCCGGCGAATGCCTCAGCGACCATCCAGGCGATCAAGAGCATCGACGCCAGCCTGCGAGCCGTGACAGGCATTGTGGATGCAGAAATTCCTTCCGCCCCATCCAGCCAGGCCGCGCTCGGCCGCCGCGCTGCTGTGGCGCTTTCGAAGTCCGGCGTTTCGGACGACCACAGGATTGCGCGATCCAAGCCGGTCCTTCTGATCAAACGCACCAGGAGTTAACGAAATGCCGAACGTATCCGACCAGATCAAAGATCTGGAGAACACCCGTGCCGCAAAGGTCGCGCGCATGGAAGAGGTGGCCAAGAAGTCCATGGAGGCGGGTCGCTCCATGGAGGATGACGAGGCCGAAGAATTCGACGGGCTCGATGCCGAGATCAAGCAGATCGACGCCGACATCACCCGACTGCGCAAGCTCGAGGGCCTCACTGCCCAGCGCGCCACCCCCGTCGCCGGCAAGTCCGGTGCGGCCGGGTCCGCTTCCCGCGGCTCCT